GCGAGAAATTGCTCTAAAGTGAGCGTTCCGTTTTCGGCCTTTTCAAAGATTGTTTTGATGTCCACTATGTACTCCTTTCATACACCCTGTAATTAGTTTAATTTGTAATTCCGCAGTCACTCTCTGCGTTGGGGTGTGCCTTTCTTTATATGTTGCAAGGCTCAACATAATATTTATTAATTTGTTAATAATGTAACGAGAAAAACTATGGTAGCTCCTATAATAGTAGATAGGGCTGAGGTCCATAAGAGGTGTTTCATGTGTTTCCAGTTATCTGCCGGTTCCATCTCTAAAGTCTTTAATCTTGCTGTCAGGTCTTTCTGCTCCCCCGCCATAATCTCCATGTTGGTTGCGAGTTTATTCACTGACAGACTAAGTCCTTGAATGGACTCTGTAATCTGATGTAGCTGTGCGAGCTGTTTTTCGATATTTTGTATGCGTATTGTGTGGTTCTCCAGTACCACAGGAATACTGGTCTCTGACATAGACAACTCTCCTTTGTGGGTAAATGCTGTATGCAGTCTATTATCCTATCCTCATACATATTATACTACACTCGGCGGCATTTGTAAAGTGTTTTATTACATTTATATATTATTGTTTACAAGAACACTCGTGACTTTAGTCTGGTGAACTATTTATTCGCGGCAATATTTATTTCAGTGCCGCTTACCGTGGTAATGGGCATATGTACCTCCTTTTCTTTAGATATTGTTAACCCAATATTCTCTAATTCCGTTTGTTTCACTCCACACAAAACTAATCATAGCTTTAAAGTTAAGATAGCCTTGCTGATGCTCATGTGCCGACGATGAACAAAGGCTCGGCAAGTATCGAACGATAATTCCGTTCACCCAAGTTGTAATTTCGGAATGATAGTGACCGCAATGCTGCTCTATGTACTTGATACCGCCAATCATCCGTGCTTCTCGGTCGACATTGTTTGTTATGTTTTTCTTTGGCATATCGCCATGAGCAAGTCCAATAAGTGCGTTTCCGATTTTTATACTCTTAATCGGGTTAGGCGCAATGTCGAATTTAACATCAGAAAATGACTTCTCAACACTACGCATAACAAGATACTCGCTTATGCGTGAGTGGTTTCCGGAAACCCAAACAACCTCAACGGGTGCTATGCTTTTCAAAATTGCAATAACATTTACGATGGTAGCTTCGGTTGTATCTGTTATTTTGACATATCTGCCATCTACTTGCTGAAAAGTTCCTTTCTCGGTTTCTTGTCTATCGTTGGCGGTATGAAGAATATCTCCAAGCATACAAAGAATTATTCGCTTGATTTTCTTATGTTTACATCGGCTTACAATGTCCCACGCACACTTTAGGAAACGCTCTTGTGCAATTTTGAGGTCATAATTTTCGCCTGATTCGTTTTGCCATGCAAGCAATCCGTTATGCGGGTCAACATAAGTAACTTCAAGCACTTCGCCATCGTCAATATACTTGTAATCTGTCGGCGGCACAATTGGCTTAAAACGCTTTTCGTCAAAGTAAGCGTCAACATCAGCAAGACTTATTTCTGGTTGTTTTTTAGGCTTTACCGTCAATTTGCTTTGACAGAGGTCAATTTTGTCGCCGGTCTTGGTTTGTTGCTGCCAAACATTACTGCAAAATGCAATTACATCCCACTCGTTTGTAGCGAGTTTGTGAGCCTCCATGATGATTTCCGGCGTGATTTCTCTGCCATCAATGACCTCAATAATATCTTCATACGTGTGGTTGCCGTTTTGAAATGAATAGCTTGATTTTCGTGCAACCGCTTTAGGCGTTAAATCGTTGCCAGCACAATCGCGGCGAAGTTGGTGCCTACGTCTATACTTTTGTATGTAATATCTTACACGCTGATAGCCACGTGTGTCTCCGAGTGTTTTTAATTCGGGGTCAATGTTTTTTAGAATGTCGTAAATTTCTCTTGCGTTTTTATTTTCCTCAAGGCTTAAACGAATCGCTTCTTTATGCCAATCCATCAAATTATTAAACCGTCCTTAAATTTTTATTGTGCTTGTCGTTCCTGTGCTGTCCTCTGGTTCAAGTTCACAACTTAGCGATAGATAACCACAAGCGTCGATATAATTGTCATCTTTGCTTTGTCCCGATGATATTCTGGCGATTTTGAGTAAAGCCATCATCACGCCAACATCTTTTGGGGAAAACTCAACGCCTTTGTATGTAGTCCAAAGCTCCGCAATCTTTTTTATGTTGACAGCAGGACTGCCATACTGTTGGCTGCGGTCGCTACACACGCACTGTTTCGCCGCGTCTAAACACTCTTTTCTATCCACTACCATACCCTCCTTGCTCTATCGTCGTAAAATATATCGCATGAAATCTTCCTGCAATCACCGCCAAAAGCGGATATGCGTTCGGGCAGATTTTCATTGACCGCATCAAAAAACAAACCGTGTATGGCACAATAAGCTGTTGCCACTCTCAATTCTTTGCCTGTTCTGCAAGTGTTGAGAATAACTTTCCACCCGCGCTTCTTCATGCGTTTTATCTTATTTATCATATACTTTTTGGGACGAATAATTTTTGGGTATCTTGTCACCGCCAATGTACCGTCAAAATCAACAGCAACACATTTCGGCAGGTTTTGTGTTTGTCTTGCCATTTATTGCTCCTTCGTTTTATTATTGTTTACAAGAACACTTGTGACTTTAGTCGACTTTGGTCGAGGGTAGTTCACTCAGCTTCTCCCTTCACAGCATCTACAACCTTACTTTTGTCGGGATTGTCTAAACTGTCCGCCTGTTTGCCTGTGCTTTTCTTCTCGTGGGTTGTGTCTGACGGGTCTGTATTGTCACCACCCTCTGCATTTTTATTCAGTATTTCTGCGGCCTTGGCGTCTGCTTTGGCTTTTCTCTCGGCGGCGTCTGCGGCCTCTTTGTCTACAATATCCAAGGCTGCTCGTGCTTGGGCTGCTGTTTCTCCGTAATACCACATCCGGGTCTCCAGCTTGCTTGCAAGCCCATTCTGCATGAGGGTAATTCTCTTGGAGAGTTCGCTCTCGTTGTCTACAATAATACTATCATCCCACTCGAAGGATATTTCATACTCGCCTTGAGGAGCTAAATCATACAAGGTGCAATACACATCCATTACATACACTAAGTCCTCAAGGGCTTCTTGCAAGGCTGCCTGAATATCGGCATTGGTTGCGTAGCTTCTTTGTTTGAGTATTTTCAGCTCGGTAGCCGTTTTGGCCTCTTGCATAGTTACTTCTGACAGTGTGCCGCGGCTAACCCCTGTGGCGTCCTCAATTCTAATCAGTATTGTATTAAGTCCTCTGATTAAAGAAGTATCTCTAAGCGCTGGGGAGAATACTTTATAGGTATCCTCGGAGTTGAGGTCTATCTTTCTGAATAGCCTCTGCTGTGTTTGAGGTATATATGTTCTCTGTCTGCCTCTGTGGTCTGTAGTGTCCATCAAAGCATCCCTATCAACCTCTACCGCAAGTTCTCCGCCCTCAAATTCCCAAAGAAGTCGGCTATACTGCATATCGGCGTCTTTTATTAGCTGAACAACCCTGCTGTAACCAGATACGCCGAGAGGAGAGTATGGGTCTATCGTATTGGCGTCTGGCATTTTGAAGTATGCAAATAGAAGTCTATCTACTCCGCTTATTACTGTTGTAGGCTGCAAAGAAGCCCACTCCGGTACATTAGCTAAACTTATAGGATTGCCAAGATTAGAGGTGGTTCTTATATCTGCACTGGCAAGGCTCATATCCGTACTTTCAAATGCCAGATTGTTCACAGTAACCTCTCTATGCACAAGTTTGTGATGTTCCAGCCTCACATATACCTTTTCAGCAGCCTTATCAGCCTTTGTCTGTATAAATGCAGCCTCTATAACTTTGCCATTGGAATCAAACGCCAGTGGGAAAAATCTATCAGCCTGTATGAAGTCAAATTCAATTTCTNCCTTGTCCAGCTTACTGTCGTAGCTTAATGTGCCTGCAGTATTTCTTTTAGGATATCGTACTATGTAGGGCTTTATCACTAAGCCTCCCTTTGCTATGCCGTACTCTAACTGTCTGCGTATCTGCTTCAGCACTTTATAATACTGTCTATTGAGAAAGTCTGCCCTCTTAGCCTCCTCTGGAACCTCTTTCGTCTGTGAGGTCGTAGTTTGGCCCGATTGCCCGAGAGGTGTTTTCGCATTTTCATCCTGGGCTGCTTGTGTTATAACACTTTTCATTTCTAAGGTTACCATGCGGGCCTTCTCGCTCGCAAGAAGTGCCGGTATGCCTAAAGAAACCACTCTTGTCGGATTGTCATAAGTAGGCTCTCTCAGCCAAGGAGCGCGTCCTACATACAAGTCCGACCACAGCCGTATAGATTCGGACATTATATCCGACACCGCAGGAGTTACTTGCAATACACTCTCTATGCTATGTTTAGGTACCATCTTTTTCACAATCTCCTTTATTCTCTGCCATAAATTCATTTTATCGCCCCTTTATATTATTGGCCACGTCGTCTCCACAGCCTCTCTAATGCGTATCTTGTGGCGTCTATGTGATGATTATTTGCGTCCGGATATCCGCTAAGTATTTCTCCGTCTTTATCCCGCTCATACTCATACTGCACAAACTCCGACAGCGTGTTAGGACACCGTACGGGGTCTATATAGATTGCATTGAGGGATTGTAGCCACTTCATGGAATAGTTTACGCTATCTGGACCTTTCTCGGCAGGTCTGCAACCAAAGCCGCCGTATGACTTGTAGTCTGATATGGACTTAGGCTCCGCACTATCAGCCGTCACAATCTCGTCAGGCAGTAAGAATGGTCTCTGTACTTGCGGACCAATGCCCGTCTCGATACATCGTTTGATATATTCATCGTCATATAGCTTTGTCTTTGTGTACAAGGCGTCAAAGGTGGTTCGGTTACTCTCTTTGGTGGCTCTATATTCTGCAAATATGTATAAAGTCCTGCGGGCGGTATCAAAGTGCATTTTATTAAATGCGAACGGGTCAGGAAACCATCCCCAGTCCAAGCCATTATAAACTCTATCAAAGGTGCTTATCTCCTCATCTGACATTCTCAAAGGCTTGACATTTTCAAACACATTGCCACCTGTGCCGACTGGTATGCCTAAATACTCATGCTCGTAGGCTTTTGGGTTTATCTCTTTCAGCGCCCGCGCCTCCTCTATAAAAGCCTCTCCAAGCCACTCCTCGGGCACATCTAAATATGTATTCTTTACTACAAGAGTATCTTCCCGGCCAAGGGCGTCTATAAGATGTTGATTAACCCAGTTCATATTGCTTATAGGAGGGTTAAAAGAGCGAAAGTCCCAGAATTTCTTGCCTCCACGCATTGTGGATTGAAGTACTTTTCGTATTTCTTTCTCTCCCGCAAACTGGTCCAATTCCTCA